GATTCATATGATATTTCTGGTGTAGTTGTGGGTAAAGGTTCTAACGGAGCTTTGCATGGGCTAACTAAATTTAACATGGATGACGCCCCTAGTAATGAATTTTTTTTACAATATATTGCTAGACCACAGACAGCTGAGATATTTTTTGAAGAAGTTTTGATGGCTTGTATTTTTTACGGCATGCCTATTTTGTGTGAAAACAATAAACCTAGATTATTGTATCATTTTAAAAACAGAGGATATAGAGGGTTTTGTATGAATAGGCCAGATAAAAAATATAACAAACTATCAAAGACAGAAAAAGAGTTAGGAGGTATACCTAACACATCAGAAGATGTAAAACAATCTCATGCTTCTGCAATTGAGTCTTATATTGAAAAATATATAGGATTTGATTTAGAAGCAAATTATAGAGACAAAGACGAAATAGGTAGTATGTATTTTCAAAAAACTTTAGAAGACTGGGCAAAATTTGATATAAACAATCGTACCAAGTTTGATGCAAGTATCAGTTCAGGACTAGCAATAATGGCAAATCAAAAACACCTATATACCCCAATTGAAAAACAATCAAAAATAAGCATTAACTTTGCAAGATATAATAACACTAACTCATTAAGTCAATTACTTAATAGATGAAAGAAGTAGAAATAAAAATTCAAGCTGCCGCATTTCCTGACCAGTTTGCATCGGATTCCGTTAAAGATACAGTTGAGTATGGTTTACAAATAGGACAAGCTATTCAATACGAATGGTTCCGTAGAGACAATGGTTCATGTAGATTTTACAATCAATGGGGTGAATTTATGAGATTAAGACTGTATGCACGTGGTGAACAGTCAATTGCAAAATATAAAAACGAATTAGCTATAGACGGAGATTTATCTTACTTAAATCTTGATTGGACACCAGTGGCTATTATTCCAAAGTTTGTAGATATAGTAGTAAACGGAATGTCCGACAGATTGTTTAAAGTAAAAGCGTATGCCCAAGACGCAATGTCTGCGGAAAAAAGAAGTGATTTTCAAGAGATGATTGAGGGTGATGTAATTGCAAAACCTTTATTTAACCAAATTGAATCAGATTTTGGTTTAAATGTTTTTCAAACAGATGCTGCTGAGTTACCAGAGAGTGATGAAGAAATGGAGTTGTTCATGCAGATGAAATATAAGCCAGCAATTGAAATAGCTGAAGAAGAAGCAATCAACACACTGTTGGATGAAAATCATTACAACGACACAAGAAGTCGTGTAGACTATGATATTTGCACACTAGGCGTGGGTATAACAAAACATCAATTTTTAGCTGGCCAAGGTGTTGTAATAGATTATGTAGATCCAGCCAATGTAGTTTATAGCTACACTGAAGACCCTTATTTTAAAGATTGTTTCTATTGGGGAGAAATTAAAACTGTTCCAATGACAGAGTTAATTAAAATTGACCCAAGCTTGAGTAATGAAGATTTAGATACGATAGCTAAATACAGCCAATCCTGGTACAATTATTATAACAATCAGCAGTTTTTTGAAAACAGTATGTTTTACAGAGACACTGCAACTATATTATATTTTAATTATAAAACGACTCATTCTTTTGTTTATAAAAGAAAAAAGATGGCGGACGGTAGTTTTAGGACAGTAGAGAAAGATGATCAGTTTAATCCTCCGCAAGAAATGATGGACGAAGGAAACTTTGAGAGAGTAGAAAAAAAGATAGACGTGTGGTACGATGGAGTTATGGTAATGGGTACTAATATAATGTTAAAATGGGAGTTGTCAGAAAACATGGTTCGTCCAAAATCTTCCAATCAGTTTGCTATGCCTAATTATGTAGCGTGTGCTCCTAGGATGTATAAAGGTATTTTTGAAAGCTTAGTAAAACGAATGATTCCATTTGCTGATTTAATACAAATGACTCATTTAAAAATTCAACAAGTAGTTTCTAGAGTTGTACCAGATGGTGTGTTTATAGATGCAGATGGTCTTAATGAGGTAGACTTAGGAACAGGAAATGCTTATAATCCTGAAGATGCTTTGAGGTTATACTTCCAAACCGGTAGTGTAGTAGGTAGAAGTTATACTCAAGATGGAGAGTTTAATAACGCCAGAGTTCCTATACAGCAGCTTACTGCCAATAGCGGCGCTAGTAAAATGCAAATGTTAATAGCAAACTATAATCATTATTTGGATATGATAAGGTCAGTTACTGGATTAAATGAAGCACGAGACGGTTCTACGCCCGACCCTAATTCATTAGTAGGTGTTCAGAAGTTAGCTGCTTTGAATAGTAATACAGCCACGAGGCATATACTTCAAGGTAGTTTATATATTACTCGTACACTTGCCGAGTGTTTATCAATTAGAACAGCTGATATATTAGAATTTGCTGATTTTAAAGATGAATTTGCAATGCAGATTGGTAAATACAATTTAAAAATTTTAGAAGATATAAAAGAATTGTATATATATGATTTTGGAATATTTATTGAGCTGGCACCTGATGAGGAAGAAAAAGCTATGCTTGAACAAAATATTCAAATGGCTTTATCGAAACAAGATATTAACCTAGAGGATGCTATTGACATTAGAGAACTGCATAATTTAAAAATGGCTAATCAACTTTTAAAATTAAAAAGAAAACAAAAGCAGGATAGAGAGCAACAACAAAAAATGCAAGAACAACAAATGGCAGCTCAAATGCAAATGCAAGCACAACAAGCTAAATCTCAAGGTGAGATGCAAAAAATTCAAATGGAGTCACAAGCTAAGATTCAGTATAGACAAGCTGATGTAGCTTTTGAAATAGAGAAACTAAAAGCTGAAGCAGAATTAAAACGAAATTTAATGTCAACTGAGTTTCAGTTTCAAATGCAAATTAAAGGTGTCGAACAATCTGGGCTTCAACAAAGAGAACAAAATAGAGAAAAAGCTAAAGATAGTAGAATAAGTCAACAATCTACACAACAATCTAAATTAATAGAGCAACGTAAAAACAACTTGCCTCCAGTTAATTTTGAATCAAATGAAGATAGTTTAGATGGTTTTGATTTAGCTGAATTTGAACCAAGATAAATGTTTGAAAAATTTAATTGGCAGAAATACAAAAACATTAAACACCCCGCAGACTCTTCATTAAAAACACTAGGGGAGATAAAATTTTTAATGTCAAAACCTTTAGACGCTCAGTTTGCAAATAAGTTTGATGTTATTTTTAATGTTTACAAAAGTTTATTTAAAAATAGGACTAGAAAATTTCCTGCTGAATTGGTGCAAGAGATAATTGACGAAAGCACAAAACCAATATTAAAAATTAAAAACTATCATAATCGAAAAAGACCATATATTGCAGCAGCTGAGTTTGGTATAAAACTTCCTATAGTTAAATTAGACTCAACACAAACTCCTTCGTTTCCTTCAGGGCATGCAGCACAGGCTTACTTATTAAAAGAAGTGTTAAGTGATATGTATCCTGAAATGATTCCAGAGTTTGATAAAGCTGCTCAAAATATATCTAAAAGTAGAATTCTAGCTAATGTTCATTATGAGTCTGACAGAAAAATAGGAGAACAGTTAGGTATGGATATGTATAACTACTACAAAACACTCTAAAATAAATATAAATAATTGTATAACTTTGTAAAAAATTTAATCTAATGGAAATAAAAGTAAAAGACATTGGGCTTCAAGAAGAGAAGTCTAAAGCAGAAATAGAACAAGAACTTCTTGAAAAACATGAAGAGAAATTCGATGTTCAAGATTCTTCAACTGAAAAAGTAGAAGTAGAACAAAAAGAAGTACAACAGGTAGAAGAAAAGGAAGAGTCAAAAGAGCCTGTTGAAGAAGTAAAAGAAGAGAAAACTCCCTCGTCAGAGTTAAGTGACGAAGACGTTCTTACATATATTAAAAATAGGTATGATAAGGAGATAAATTCAGTAGATGATTTGTTGGCTGTAAAAGAAACAGCCCCCGAATTACCTGAAGACGTTTCTATGTATTTAAAATACAAACAAGAAACGGGCCGTGGTATTTCAGATTTCTATAACACACAAAGAGATTTTGATACCATGGACGATGATTCTTTATTAGCTGAGTTTATAGCTCAAAACGAAGAAGGTTTAGATGCTATAGACATTCAAGATATTATGGATGACAAATTTGGTTTTGATGAAGAACTAGACGATCCAAAAGATATTAAAAGAAAAAAGCTATCTAAGAAACGTGAGCTTGCAAAAGCAAGAAAATTTTTGACCGAACAAAAAGATAAGTATAAAGTTCCGCTTGAGTCAAGCCGGGATGGATTATCTGCTGATCAACAAGAAAATTTAAATGCTTACAAGAAATATATCGACGAATCTAAAACTATACAGGAAGCAGCTGACAAGCGTTATGATTATTTCCTCAATAAAACTAAAGAAGTTTTTACTAATGAGTTCAAAGGTTTTGACTTTACATTAGGAGAAAATAAATTTACATACAAACCAGGCACTTCTGATGAGCTTATCAACACTCAGTCTGATATTAATAATTTTATTAAGAAATTTACTGATGAGAAAGGTTTGATGAAAGATGCCTCGGGTTATCATAAATCTTTAGCTGTTGCTATGAATCCTGAAAAGTTCGCCCAATATTTTTATGACCAAGGTGTGTCATCTGCCGTGGATAATGTTGCGAAAAAATCGAAAAACATTAACATGGATGTTAGACAATCACCACAAGTTACAATAAAAGATGGGCGTAAAATAAGGAGCATAGGTAACCAAAGTAGTGGAAGAGGACTTCGAATAAAGAGTATTAAAAGAAGTTAAACATTTAAAAAAATTAAAATTATGGCAGTAAATGCAGTCCCAGGATTTGACTTACAACCAAGTGCACAACAAGTGCCTGTAAGTACAAATTACATTACCGATTTTAATTTCTTGAATCAGTATCTACCAGATACTTATGAAAAGGAATTTGAAAGATATGGTAATAGAACAATAGCGTCATTCCTAAGAATGGTAGGCGCTGAAATGCCTTCAAACTCTGACCTTATCAAATGGGCAGAGCAAGGTAGATTACATGTTAAATATCAAGATTGTACATCTGGATCAGCCGCTGGTGCAGGTACAAGAAGTGCAGTCTGGACTATTCCTAACAACTTAACAAACTTTAACCCCGCTTTAGCTGGATCAAACACTAACGTTCTTAGAGTTGGTCAAACAGTTATGATTTCTGATAAGACAGCTGGTTCAAGCCTTCACAATAAAGGTATTGTTACAGTAGCTCCTAACTCAGGAGGTATGGGTGTTAACCAAGTTACTATTGCTTATTACGAAGCAACAGGTCAAGCAATGGGAGCAGCAGTAGCATGTGATATTTGGATTTACGGTTCTGAGTTCAATAAAGGAACTAACGGAATGGTAGGATCTAACGAATCAGATGACTTAATCTTTGACAACAAACCAATTATCATTAAAGATAAATATTCTGTATCAGGTTCTGATATGGCACAAATTGGTTGGATTGAAATCACAGGCGAAGATGGAGTAAATGGATATCTATGGTATCTAAAATCTGAGCACGATACTAGATTAAGATTCGAAGACTATTTAGAAACTTCTATGCTTGAAGCAGTACCAGCTGGTGCAGGTTCTGGTGCAGGAGATTTCTTACAAGGTACAGGTGCAGGAGCATCAGCAGCTAACCTTAACGGGTCTGACGGTGTATTTTATGTCGTTGAAAGTAGAGGAAATGTTTATGGTGGTGGAAACCCTCAGAACCTTTCTCAATTTGACAGTATTATACAAAGACTAGATAAACAAGGATCTATTGAAGAAAATGTAATTTTTGTAAATAGAGAATTTTCATTTGACATTGACGATATGTTAGCAACACAAAACTCTTACGGAGCAGGTGGTTCTTCATACGGTCTATTCGATAATGATAAAGATATGGCTTTAAATCTTGGATTTACAGGATTTAGAAGAGGTTATGACTTTTACAAGTCTGACTGGAAATATCTAAACGATCCTACAATGAGAGGTGACTTAGTAGGTGGTTCTATCAATGGGTTATTAGTACCTGCTGGTTCAACTACTGTTTATGACCAAATTCTTGGTAAAAACGCTAAGAGACCATTCTTACATGTAAGATATAGAGCTTCTGAAACTGAAGATAGAAGATACAAAACTTGGATTACTGGTTCTGCCGGTGGAGCAAGAACTTCTGACTTAGATGCGATGGAAGTCAATTTCTTATCTGAGAGAGCTGTTTGTACTTTAGGTGCTAACAACTTCTTCTTATTTAAGGATTAATATTTATTATAAGTTTTACCCCTGCAAAAGCGGGGGTAGAATTTATTTTTACTAAAATTTAAATTAAATAAAATGAAAAAAAATACTACACTAAAAGCCAAGGCTTATAGGCTTAAAAACGGAAACTCACCATTAGCATACATGTTGAGTTCAAGGCACTCAAGAAGATCACCCTTATTATATTTTGACGAAGAAAAAGGAATTAATAGACCTTTACGATATGCAAGAAATCAAAAAACACCATTTGAAGATGACCAAGATGGAAACGCTATTTTAGAGCCTGTTGTTTTTGAAGACGGCATGCTATATGTCCCAAGAGAAAATCAAGTATTGCAACAATTTTTGCATTACCATCCATCAAACGGAAGTTTGTTTGAAGAAATAGACGAAGCTAAAGACGCTCAAGAAGAGTTGATATCAGTTGAATTAGAAGTTGATGCTTTAGTTATGGCTAGAGATTTAGAAGTGGATAAATTATTATCAGTATGTAGAGTCTTGATGGGTAATCATGTGGATAAACTTACTATACCACAATTAAAAAGAGATATTTTAATTTACGCTAAAGCAAACCCTGAAGATTTTATTGACACAGTTAATGACCCAATGCTTGAATTACAAGACGAGGTCAGAAGATTTATGGTTAATGGGTACTTGATATTTAAGAACAGTAAGAAAGATATATATTTTAATTTACCGGGTAATAAGAAAAAACTACTAACTATACCTTTTGGTGAAGATCCGGAGTATACTTTAGCAGCTTACATGCAAAGTGACGGAGGTTTAGAAATATATAAACACTTATCTAACCGCTTGAAAAAAGACAAATAGAAAGCGTATCTTTGTTGGATTGTTTAACCCATTAAAATTTTTAACTATGGTAAAATTTCTAAAAATTAGTTTAAGTGACGCTCATTATTTAATTCCTATTCACGACATTGTAACTGTTGAGGTTGGTGCTAATACAAAAGTTGATATTCTTTTCAACCTTGTAGGACACAGCGCAACAGGTGCAGCAGAAGTCTTAGGTGTTGAGTTAACAGCTTCAACAGCTTCTGACGCAGCTAAAACAAAAGAGCAGTTAAATAGCATCGTTGATGATATTGAAAATGCTTTAAGTACAAGCTGGACAAAACCTTTCTATGTGCTTGAGCCAAAATATCCTATTACAGGAATAGCTCAATTACAAGAAGCGTGGGCATAATCACACTTAACTTACAGTTAGAAGGGGCTTAAACAATTAAGCCTCTTTTTTTTTACTTATATTTGTATAAACAAAATTACTCATGGGTGTAATGATAAATAGCGTACGAAACACAGTCCTAGCTATAGCTAATAAAAATAATTACGGTTATGTTTCTCCGCAAGACTTTAATCTATATGCGCAACAAGCTCAAATGGATTTATTTGAAGATTATTTTTATCAATACAATAGTTGGATTACAAAACAAAATCAAAGAGTTTCAGGGACGGGATATGCGGATATAGTTAAAAGTTTGGTAGAAGTTATAGATAGTTTTTCTGTAACACAATCTTTAAAACAACAAGCTAGTAATTTTTACAATTTACCTTCTGACTACTACTATATAAACAAAATAAACTATTATCCGAATTACATTGCAGGGTCTACAACTACAGGTTCTGGAGTTAATAAATTGATAGATGGTAATGCAACTTTTGTAACAACAGCTGTAGTAAAAGTTGGCCAGTATGTTGTAAATACATCTGCTGGTAGTTACGGTGGATTTAGCGCCTATGTTGTAAGTATAGATAGTGAAACTCAATTAACATTATCAGCGAGTCCTTTTGGGGTAGCTGGAACTGTGGGTAATACGTATGCTATATTTAACACCAATGGTATAGTTGAAGTAGAAAGAGTAAATCAAAATAAAATATTTTATTTAAACAATTCACCTTTAACAGCACCATCAACTGGTTATCCAGCATATGTATTAGGTGGAGCTACAAGCGCAGTAAGTGGTGATGCTGCGACAGGTCAGTTAGGTAACACAATAACAGTGTATCCGACAAGTTTGATACAAAGCGGATCAATTAGTGCAGAATATGTAAGATACCCACTAGCACCTAAATGGACTTATTTAAATGTCGGTGGTACTACTGGTAGTCCAGAGTTTGATTCAAGTCAAGCTGACTACCAAGATTTTGAATTACCATTATCAGATGAACCAGGTATTGTAGCAAAAATTTGTCAATACATAGGTATTGAAATTAGAGAAGCTGATGTATATCAGTTTGGTAAACAAGAAATATTAGAAGATAATCAAACACAATCATAGGGTATGGCATATATAAATGATTACGCATATTATACAAATTCAGGTCAAATCCCTAAAGATAAATACTGGGGTTCTTATCAATTTGTTTCCTTGAATGATATAGTTAATAATTTTATGTTAATGTATCAAGGAAATAATGAATTAATAAACAATATAGATAGATACCAGGTTTTATTTCATGCTAAAAGAGGGATTCAAGAATTGAATTATGATGCCATGAAAGAGGTCAAGATATTACAACTAGACTTAAATGATGATCTTAGATTTATTTTACCTCCTGATTATGTTAATTGGGTTAGAATTTCTTATTATAGTAATGGTATTTTATTACCATTAACAGAAAATATTCAAACAGGATGGGCTACAGCTTATTTACAAGACAACCAATCTAATATTTTATTTGACCAAGATGGTAATGTACTTAAACCTCAAGATTCAGAGTTAGATTTTTCGTTTGCAAGTGGAGCTCGGTCTATTTATTTAAACAAAAAAAGTCCATACAATGGTTATGAAGGATGGTGTGTAGATGGCTGTTGGTATTTTGACCAAGCAGTTGGCTCAAGATTTGGTCTAAACACAGAAACAGCAAACGCAAATCCTACTTTTTCTATTGACAAACAAAGAGGTGTAATTAATTTTAGTTCTTTAGCGGCTTCTTCTTCTATAGTATTAGAATACGTATCAGATGGTATGGAAAATGGAACAGACGCTAATATAAGTCTAAATAAACTTTTTGAAGAATACATTTACGCATATATTAAATATGCTATTTTGAATGGTAGATTAGGGATACAAGAGTATATAGTCAACAGAGCAAGAAAAGATAAATCATCTTTGCTTAGAAACGCAAAAATAAGATTAAGTAATATACACCCTGGTCGACTCTTAATGAATTTAAGGGGCCAGAATAAATGGATAAAATAGCATGCCAATAGTAACAACAAATTTTGTAGCAGGTAGAATGAACAAAAGTGTGGATGAAAGGATTCTTCCACCCGGTGAGTATGTTGATGCTATAAATGTTAGACTGGGTTCAACTGAAACTACAGAGATAGGAGCGGTAGAAAACTCAAAAGGCAATTCACAATTAACAACTCTAAAGCATAATAACTCTCCATTAACAGATGGTGTTTGTATAGGTGCTTATGATGATGGTGAAAAAGAAACACTTTATTGGTTTGTAGCTTCTAACACCGCTGACATGATAGTATCTTTTGACACAAACTCTCAGTTATTAAGATACCATGTAGTATCTAGTAGTGTATTAAATTTTAATTCACAATATTTAATTACAGGTGTAAATAAAATTGGTGATTTATTATTTTTTACTGATGATATAAATCCTCCTAGAAAAATAAACGTAACTAAAAACTACGCTAATGTTACAGCAGCAGAGCTTAATGTAATAGTACAACCACCTATTGCCTCCCCTGGTATTACAATGTTAACACAAAGTACGGAAGCTAATTACTTAGAGTCTAGGATGGTTACTTTTGCTTATAGGTATAAATATGAAGATGATGAATATAGTGCTTTATCACAGTTTAGTGATATAGCTTTTGTTCCTGGTGTTTTTTCATTAGATGTTTCTACTAGCCTAAATGCTGGTATGAAAAATATATTCAATACAGTAGAGGTTAGTTTTAATACTGGTTCTTCAATGGTAAAAGGTGTTGACTTGTGTTTTAAATTTGCTAATTCAAATATTATTAATGTAATAGAAAAATTTGATA